AATCCATATGCTTTGGATCTTCTTGTAATCTAGCTATCTTAGTCCACACCATCATTTGCACTAGCTGTGCTTGTGTAACTTCATGACCAAGTATTAACTGCCATCCATCTATAATTCTTTTAAAGTTTACTTTAGGATCACCATATTTTTGTTGTCTGTCACCTGTTATTAACTCTTTTGCTTTCTCTAAAACGTCTGCTTTTTTCATTGGAAATTTCTTATTCATTTTATGCTCCATATTCTAATTGTAATGTTAAGGTGTTTATCTCTACGTCAAAGTCTCTTACTACTGAACGCAACTCGACTATCTCTCTTTCAAGATGTCGCTTCTTATCTACTGCTTTAGCACGTTGATGTCTGACTTCATCAGTAAACAAGTCTCTCTCTGAGTCAATATCATCTATTCTTTCTTGTATACTTTTCTTTTCTACTTGCTTTGATTCTATTTCCGTTTCTTTTTTATTTTTATCGTAACCAAGCTTACGTATTATATCAATTGTATTACTCATATTGATTCACCATTCTTTGAAATTCATCTTTTAATTCGGACATCTTGCTTTCCCTTTCCGTTTTGTTTATTATTTTTTTAGCGTCTCTTTCTTTCTTCGATATTTCCCTGAGTCTTTTCGTGTCTGCCAAAGTACATTTTTCAAAATAAGATTGAGGAATTTTCCCTAACGTACTCCACGCAGTCATGAAGTACCAAAGGGTTTAGGAAGAAATAATGTGTAATCATCACAAGTATTTACTGCTTCTTTGTTGTGGCTGTTACACCACCACGCCTTGCCTCCAGTGTCTGCTGCAATGGCATGTTTACAATTGTGACAAGCAGGGGAAGGTTTTAATCCTTCCCAACATGCTTCTCTTTTGAAGCATGATTTACAACGCCAATCAGTTTTATCTTTAGCAATGCGTTTACCTTCATTGTTTAAGACAACATTGATTCTACGTAGTAACTCTGAGTATTCGAATTCATCGAATGTAATTATCTCTGATAAATATTCACTGGTGTTTTTATTATAGGATACAAAGCAAGATTTTTTTATATCACTTAACCCCATCATTAACTGTACTTGTGCGTAGTATTTATAGTCTGATACCTTAACACCAACCTTCTTACATCTGTTGTGTCTAGTAGCATTCATACTTTTAATTTCTAATAAGTGTAACTCTCCATCAATGGTTATGTTACCATCTCCACTACCCGACACATGATTACCAAACATAGAATAATAAAATTGTTTCTTTGTTTCAGGATCAACTTCGTCTACTTCGTATCCAGCTTTTTTTAAATCAGCGACAACGTCTTCTTCTATCCTGTGACCATCTCTAAATATTCTTTTGATACGTGCTTGTGGTGGTGTTTCTGGAAAACCTCTATGACATAAACTTATGTAAGCATCACATGGATGACCAACACCTGATGCACCGATGTATTGTCTTGTTTCTTCTTTAGGCATGTCATCATATGCCTTGTCTATCTTACTAATTATATCGTCTTCCATTGTATAACTTATCTTCTTGTTCTTTTGTGATGAGTCGGATACGATATCCTCTCTCTGCTACTCGCANACGAGAGTCTTTATCNTGCTTTTTTAAATGCTTGTTGATCTTATTAACAACATCATTCTTCTTTCTCATCGGTTTTATCCTCGTGTGTGTGTTCAATAATATCGTTCATNCCTGAAGCGATTTCTTCTAGTTCTTCTCTTGACATACTAGACAGTTCTTTATCTCTTATGTCTACCTGTGCGTAGGTCATGGATATGTCTGGTATCACCTTGTTTAACAAGGCAGTGAATACTCTTGCTTGTGTAGGAGTCCAATCAATCTTACCATCGAGTACTTCTTGTGCCTTGTTTAAATTTTTTGTTAAAGAAGAAGCGATGCTACTCCTCAACTTCATTACTTGCTGAGGAGTAAGCACTACTTCTTTACTTGGTTTCTTAGGAGCAGGCATTAAAATGGGATCTCGTCCCCTTGATCTGCTCCATTAACTACAGGTGGTGACGAAGGAACGGAAGAATCCACCTTGTAGTACGCACCAAATCTCTTCACCCTACTACCTTCACGTTCAGTACCAGAGTTATCAGTGTAACTGTCTGGCTCTACATGAACTCCGACATTCAACCCGACAAGGGTTGCAATGTCTCCTGGTTTATCTGGGCTAGTATGACCACCATGAGTAAGTAGAGATTTTAATTTCTCTCTTCCCCATTTTTGTGCATTAAGTTTATTAGTTTTTTCTGTGTCACTCATTGATTCAGACACAGGTAAGTGAACATTAATAAAATCTTTTATTGTTCCTCCACTCTCTATATCTTTCAACTCTACCATTACTTGTGAGCCACCACTTCGTGTTGGTCGTCACTTCAGCAGTACTGATAGTACACACATAGTCTCCTTTTTTTAAAATTGATCCACCACTTGTTTCTCGTTGTGTATCAACTCCGTTTAAATCTATATCTCTAAATGAAAATGACATTATGCAGCCTCCTTCTTATTCTTAGGTTTATCTTCCATTATTTTAAATAGTTCTGTGATATCGGATGTACGCATTACAGCCTCTATCTTTCTATTAGGATCTCGAACTTTACCCTTCCATCCACGTACCTCATCAGTCACGAGGAATCTCTCTACCTTTGGATCAGTACGATCTCCGTCTGTAGTACGAACTCCACACAAGACATTGTCAAAGATTGCAGGTAATTGTTTTTGTACACTGCCACCTTTAATCATCGCCCAGTAATCTGTTTCACCATTGTCGTTTGTTTCTTCTTTAGCTAAAGCAGTAACAACAACATTGTATGGTAGATCCCTAATCCATTTCACACTGCCTAACATGAGTCTTTGGTTATCACCCCACATAGCAAGTTTGTTTCTGCTATCTTTATACTCAAGTTCTAAATGTTGTATTAGTCTGTCAGATAATTCTGTTAAACTATCTAGCATTACCCACTTGTATCCAGCTGATTTAAAATCATCGCTATCCATAATCTTACAGATACCTCTGAACGAGTAGATATTTTTTGAAGGATCATTATCACTATCCCATGATGTAAAGGGTAGGTAATCAATGTCTGCATTCATTACTGAACGCAATCCACTTTCCCCACTTATGATAAATCCTTTACCATAATACTTCTGCATATTTATTGCTTGGGTTGTTTTACCCCAGCCATGATGCCCGTATAATAAAGTTTTTTGTACGCCTGAATTTTCTACAGCTGATGTTTTCATAGGTTTAAACGTCATGAAGACTCCTTATTTCTATAACTGGTTTCACATTTCTTACAGTAAGAGCATCTTTTAATTTTGTTTGCTCTCCAAGATGAAGGTTTTTAAATTTGTTTCTATGAACACTCAGTGTTTGATTGACATGTGAAGGCACTCCGCCTTTGTACATGGTGGCTAGTTTGTGATTATCCCACACCCAATTCTCTCTACGTTTTAAAGTTACAGAATAATTATCTGTTTCAATATGATGTGTCCCTGATTCAGAAGGTAGATGTGTAGCAATCTCTTGCTCCACAGTTTCTAGCTTATACTTTAATCGATCTACTTGATCCTTTAATGTATTCGCTGTACCAACTAATTTATCAAGATCATTCGTACGAGTTATTGATGTTGAGGGGGATGTAGTTTTAGTATGATTGAAAGGATTACCTCTCATATTTTTCACCTCTTGTTAATTGTTCAATATCAGATCATTATCATCTAATACTTTTTGCTATCTTTAGTTCTAATATTGTTGACAAAGTATGTCAAGGTTTATAAAAAGTATGTGTGTTGGATACAATACATAAACTTGGAGACAAAATGAACTTAAATATATCAAGGTTAATCAACGATTTAGGTGGAGCTGCTGCCGTAGCAAAGGCTCTCAACAAACACAGAACTGCCCCCTATGGGTGGATACAAAGAAAAAAAATATCAAGCGACATACTAGAACAGATTAAGAAACATTACCCAGAGGTTAAAATTGATGAATACTTTGAACACACTACCACAAACTAATTTAGTACAAGAAGAAGCAATAGAATATATTGGAAGAGGATGGTCAGTTATACCTATTCATCCAACACAAAAGATACCGCTCATTAAGTGGAAAGAATATCAGTCACGTTTAGCAACAGAAGATGAAATAGATTATTGGTTTAAAAAATTTCCTGATGCACAGATAGCTGTAGTAACAGGAACAATATCTGGATTGATTGTTGTTGATGCTGATAGTGATGATGCAAAAAGATTTTGTAAAGCAAATAATTTGGTATCACCTTTTGCAGTTAAAACTAAAAGGGGTATGCATTATTATTTCCAACATCCTAAACATGGATACAGAAAAAAGAATGCAACAAACTTATATGGATTTTCTCATTTAGATTTACGTGCTGATGGTGGATATGTATTAGCACCACCTAGTCATGGTAAAGCTTGGGAGCCATTCACTGTTGACTGGGAAGATATGCCTATGTGGTCAGGTGATGGTGACTTAGTTGATGTTAATTTTTCGTGGGAAAACCTAGACTTATCAAGCGTACAAGTAAAAAAACCAGAAGACTATCTACCTATGTGGGAACGTATGGAGATACAAATAAAGAGAGACGGATTGTTACGTGAAGGTGATGGACGTAATGATATGTTAATTCGTTTTGCTGGAGAGAAAGTTAACAAAGGAATAACAGGAAGACAGCTAAGAGATATATGTGTCAAATTTACTGACACATTTTTTACACACTCATTAGAGAAGGAAGAGTTTGAAAATACAATTGCAAGTGCAGAAGAAATGCATCGTAATGAAAACCCACACCTTTATGATGATGGTGGTAGAATAAATAAAAAGTTTAGACCAATCTATGCAAGTGACATAGAAGGATTAAAAGAGGTAACAAGTAATCAAAAATATTTAGTTGATCCTTTCTTACGACCAGCATCTATCATACAAGTGTATGGTTACTCTGGTCATGGTAAATCATTTATAACTTTGACTACCATGTGGCATCTAGCATTAGGTAAAAACTTTGGACCATTTGAAATCAATGCACCTCAACGTGTGTTGTATATGGATTTTGAAAATGGTGCGAGTACAGTCACTGATCGTTTAGACATCATGAATAAATCCTACGGAGATCCAGATACTAACATGATGTATTGGTCATCAGCACTCATCAAGTCAGAGGATGGTGGTGATATGAATCTACAGACAGAGGAAGGGTTAGATATTTTACAAGGTTGGTTGAATGAATTGAAACCAGATGTCGTTGTCTTTGATACTATCCGTACAGCTTTCCCTGGCTTGATGGAGAACAACGCAGAACAATGGGCAAGGATTAATAGTATCTGTCTGAAGGTAAGAAACAATGGTGCGTCTGTTATCATGCTGCATCATGCTAACAAACCTACACAAGATGGATTAGGTAGAGAGGCTGGATCAACCAACCAATTAACTGTCGTTGATCAACAGCTAAGGATTACACCTATTGTGGAAGACAAGGAAATAGCTAGGATTAAGGCAGCTAAACATGATCCAGCTAAGATAGTAGGATTAAATAAGTTACTTGAGGCAGACAGTAGACTAGGTTTAACGATAGAGATGTCTTATGGAAAGCTTAGGGATCATACTGATAACCATGCCACTGTATCTCTTGGCTTCGCAGAAAGACTTAAGTCTGGTGAACAATACATTGTATCTGAATCCTCTCCTAAACAGAAGGTTTTACGTATGGGTATGAATGGTATGGAGCCAAACAATATAGCTAGGTTGTTAATGATACCAACAAGAACAATCAGAAAATGGTTAGGCTTAGATGATTAAGATAGATGATTATCCTTTAGTTAAAGTTACATGGGTAGACGCAAAGGATGGGTTGGCTGGCTGGGAAGATGTGCAAGAAATAATTAATTATGATTTAGCTACTGTCGTTGACGTTGGG